GGCCGGCAGGGGTCGGTTGCAGGGCACGCTAGTTGTCCTTGTTCATGATGCGGTTGGGCGTTGCGCGCGGTAGGCCGATGCCGAGCGCGCCGAGCAGCCAGGACACGACCACATAGATGAGGTCTGTCCAGTTGGGCTCGAACGTCATTGCTCCTCCTGGCTCGTCGTTGTGGAGCCGGGGCAGGGGACCCCGGCGTCGGTTAGAGGCGGATGCCGCCCCGCATCGGGGTAGCGCGGAAGTTCTTCTTGTTGCTGTGGGAGGCCGTTCGGCTGAACTGCCTCTTGTTGCCCTTCTTGGCGTGGTAGCGCTTCATGGTTTCTCCTACGGGCCTCGTGGCCCGAGGTCTGGTTCGCCCCGGAAGGTGTTGAGAATCTGTGGGGCGTGCTTCTGTAGCAGCTGCAGTACGAACCGAGCCCAGTCTAGCTCGTTCACGGGCAGCTTGACACCTCCTAGCTCGCCGCTGGGTGCGGCGTTTTTGACGGCCTGCACCAGGTCGAAGGCTGCGTCGCCGATTTTGCCTCCTGCCTTTGCGTAGTCGACTAGCTGTTCGATGGCGGTGGTTCCCCTCCTGATGAAGGGCACGATGGCCTTCAGGAACGCTGCCTCTTGCTCGATTTTGGTGGTCCTGGTCCTGCTCTCCAGCTCCTGTGCGCTCCCTGTTTTGGTGGCCTGTCTGGTGTTGGCGATGTCGGCGAGCAGCTTTTCGGTGGTGGCGTCGCTGCGGCCGCTGCTCTGCAGCTTGAGGACGGTGTCGGCGTCGATGTTGTTTTTCTCGGCTTGGGCCTTGGCGCTGTTGGCGTCGATGAGGCGCTGCTCCGCCTGGATTTTGGGAAGGTCCATGTAGATTTTTCTGGCGGCGTCGCTGACGTTCTGGCCGAGCTGCTCCGTTGGGTTCACGGCCTGGATTTGCGGCGTGGAAGCGCCGCTGCCCCGTGCGCTGAGGATGGGGTTGAGCCCGGCCTTGAGGAGGTCCTGGACCTCGCGTTGGTGGGCCGTGTTGCTCATGTCCCTTTCGAAGTTTCTTTGCTGTTGTGCGCCCCAGAGTGAACCTGCGGTGCTGATGATTCCGCCTGTCACGTCTGCGGCTGCGAGGATTCCTGCGGCGCTCATGGTGGCTCCTAGAAGTGGTCGATCATGCCGGGCACGGAGTAGACCGGCATCGGCCTGGTGCAGCGCATGCTGATGAAGGAGTCGAGCAGGAAGTGGGGCTGTGAGGGGACCGCGAGGACGCGGGCCAGCTGCGGGTTTTCGAGGATGAAGGTCGCGTTGAGCGTGGGCAGGGCCGTAAGCTTGAGGCCCAGGTGCCAGCTGTCGAGGGAGGCGGTCGCGTTGGAGCGGAAGAGGCCGGTAATCTGGTTGGGCTTGTAGCGGTACTCCGCCCATCGCTCCTGGTAGCCGAAGACCTGGTCGTCGGCGGCGGTGCCCTGGGCGTAAATCTCCTTGTTGAGGATGGTCTGCTCGCCGAGGTTGGCGAGCACAGGCCAGTAGAAGTCGAAGCGGGTGCGCCTGGTCCAGGCCCTGTTGATTCCGTTCTGGTAGCTCTGCTCGCACCGCACGTTGAGGATACCGAGGATGGTGCCGTGCTCGGTGAAACTCTTGGTGAAGCCGGACTGACCGGCGGCGGTGCCGAAGGCCGCGAGGGCGCCGAGCGGTGTGGGCTGCGAGGGCGTCGCGCTGGTCTGGGTGACCGGGTTGATGTGGACGCGCGTGGTGCCGCCCCCGAGGTACTCGGGGCGCTGCTGGCGCGCGTCTGGGCTGGTGACGCCGAAGTGGCTGCGGACCAGCTCGGTGTAGCGGCTGCCGCCTCTGGCGTCCCTTTCGTAGAGGCGCTGAATCTGGAAGGCCTGGCGGAGGCTGTTGATGGTGGCGGCCGTGGCGCTGCTGAGGTCGGCGTAGAGGTTTGACGGGTACAGTGTGTTGCCGGCGCCGGTGGCCGCTGTGGTGCTCTGGAGGGTCTGCCTGCTGGCGTTGACGCTCATGGCGACGACGGTGCTCGGCGCTGCGCCGGCGGCGGTGTACCACTTCAGGGCTTCCTGGGCGCCGGTGACGGTGTCGGCCGCCTGGGTCTTGATGGGCGCCGTGGTGCCGAGGGGGATGCTGACGCCCGGGCCCTTCTGCGGCCACGGCAGCGCGCTGGTGAAGTAGTCGTGTCTCTTCGAGCGGTAGGCGACGGTGTACGAGGACGCGGCGTCCGGGCCGTCTCCGAGTGAAATGCCCAGCTTGGTCTGGAGGTTCTGGTCGCGGAACCACTCGTTGAAGATTTCGTTGTACGCGCGGAACGCGAACGCGTTCGCGTTGGCGAGGGCGTTCACCTTGGTCGGGAGGCCGAAGTAGTCGCCGATGCTCTTCTCGGTCCAGCCGCCGGCCGGCGTGGTGACTTGGGGTGTGAGGTAGCTGACGACGTTGTTCACGTAGTCGCCGGGCGTCTCCTCCTCTCCCATGAAGTTCACCCAATGGCTCCACACCAAGCGGTGTGGAACGAAGAAGTAGAACGTGTCGAGGAAGAGGTTGTCCATGATGGGCGTGAGCGGCGTGGCGAGGCGAGCGAAGAGCGTCGCGTTGACCGCGAAGGTGTCGCCGGGGAGTACCTCGTCGACGAGGAATGGGATGAGGAGTCCCGCGTCGAAGGTGGTCTTGTAGCCGTGGCTGCGGTCGAAGGTGCTTCGCTGGATCTGGACGCTGGGAACCTGGCTGAACTGGTGCTGCATGGTGCTCTTCATGGTGTGACTCCTTTAGGTGAGTTGACTTGCTGCGTTAAGCGGGGCCCCTGCCGGGGGTGTGAGCCCCGGCAGGGGCGCCCGGACCCATTGCTACTTGATGCAATGGGTCTGACTGACACCTCAGGTGTCTGTCTTGGGGTGCAGGGGCAGCTGCCCCTGCGTTGCGGCCAGGTGGGCCAGGTAGGCCCTCTTGGCGTTGTCGTGGGTGCGGACGGCCTCCAGCGCGAGCTGGAAGAGGTCGTCGGTTGGGAGGGCCGCGTAGGCCCTCATGGCCGCCTTGGCGGCTCGGAGGGTGAAGACGAAGTGCTCGGAGGTCACTTCGTCGGCTCCCCGGCCGGCGGCGTCGCCGGCGGCGCGGTGGCGGGCTTCCAGTCCTCGCGGAGGAGGCCGAGTTTGAAGGCCTCGGGGAGGTTCTCCGGGTCCTGGACGAACTCGAAGAGGGCGGCCGGGTCGTTGTTGAAGCGCTCGCGGGTTTTTGCCGGGAGGGCTTCGAAGAGTTCGCGAGCGCCGACGACGATGTTCTGGGCCCTCTGGAAGTCGCGGAAGGCCTCGTCGGTGAAGTCGGCGTAAACGGGCATGGCGTTCCTCACCTCGGGGAGGATGCCGTGTTTCTCGTATTGGCCGACGATGTTGTTAATGTCGCTCTCCTCCTTGAATTCCTGGCGGGCGAGGGACGGGCCCCAGTCCTCCACGCTGTCGGCGGGAGGCGGGTCGTATTGGGTGTAGATCTTCATTAGTTGGTCTCCTTCTTGAGGTACTCGGTGGCGCTGCCGATGCGGCTCGGCTTGTGGCCGGTGATTTCGCCGGTCTGGTCGTCGAAGGTCCCGAGCTGCGCGAGGAAGTAGTCGGCGGGGTGCTTGTTGGCCGGCGTGCCGGCCTCGTTGACGTGGTCGCTGAAGGCGCGGAGTGCGCTGCCGTTGGTCTGGCTGTAGAACGGTTGGGAGTAGGCGTCAACCTGGGCGTCGTAGATGGCGTAAATGTTGAGGTTCACGTTGCGTCTCGTTTTCTTAGGTTCTGGTATGCGGTGAGTTCCCGGGCTGCTCGTTCTCTCGGTGCTGCGATGTGCTTTTGTTCTGTGGTTCGCCGGTCTTTGATTTCGTACCAGCGTTCTGGGTCCCTCCTTTCTAGCTGCCTATCGTAGTATTTCGGCGGCTTCATTTCGAGGCCTCTGATGATGACGGAGTCGGCCTCGTAGATTTCTTGCTCGTATTCAGCGGCGAAGCCGCTCCCTATCCCGGGTCTGCGAGACATGGTCGAGTACTCCGGGGTTCTGCCTTGGTAGTGCTCTCGGGCCTGTGGCCCAGTTATTTTTTTCGTCACGTATGCTGCTACGTATGCAGCCGTTTCGAACGTGACTCGCCCGATGCTGATTATGCCTTTGTTCCATGTCTTCTCCAGCTCGGCTGACGTGTACAGCGTGTGTGCGTTTTTCGCGCGCGTGTTGTTCAGTTGCCGAAGGTCTGGAAGGTACAATCCGAAGATGATGGCATGATGGTGCGGGCGGTTTGTTTGTTCTCCATATTCTCCGCATTGGTAGTAGCGGAGTTTGGGGGGTGAGGGGGCACTGGCCCCCACTCGGCGCTCGATGTTGCGCCGGAGTCTTTTCATGAAGAGGACGAAGTCCTCTGGTTGCAGGGTCGGGAGACCCTGGACCGTTGACGGTAGCGAGGCGTCGTCATAGGTGAGCGTCACGAACCAGCTGTGTTCGTGGCGCTTGGCCTCGTGAAGGATTCTGATGGCCCATTGCCGGGCTCGTTCGAGCCGGCACCCTGTGCATCTGCCACAGGGTATTTCGAGTTTCCTCGAGGTGTCCGCTTCGCGGACGTTGAAGACGACCCCGTGCCGGCCCGAAGGAAGGGGGGCCTTGGTCCTCCAGGCCGGCAGGGGTCGGTTGCAGGGCACGCTAGTTGTCCTTGTTCATGATGCGGTT